AGCTAGCAGCATTTAAGTTGAGAAACGATGTGTTACCGGACGGAACAGCAGATCGATTAGAAGGGACTGGCGGTATTTTAGATTATCTTTTCACAGAAACCCTTATTCCACAAGCTCTTTCAAACGGGGAGTTAGTAGATTTTAGATATGTTGTCGATTCTTATTCTGGAACAATATCTAGTTCTTCTAAATATCACTTGGCTAAATTAGCAGCACTTAATGGTCAGGCAATGGCGATCTTAAATGCTCCATCAATGCAGCAATTTGAGAAATCAGTTGATCCTAGCTTTATTGACACTACAAATAAATTGGTTTCAACTGAGCTTATTTCACTAGGAGGAAATACTGCATTGAATCCTAGCTTTCTTTATAAATTTGCTGAAGAAGACGTTAAGGGAGTTCCTTTATCTTCTTATTCATCATATCACTTCCCTAACTTAATAGTAAGAAGCGGAAGCAAGAACATTTCAGTTCCACAAGCAGGATATATCTCTAACTTATATGTTAGAAAATTCAAGAACGGTACTCCATTCTTAATCGTAGCTGGTGGAAAAAGAGGAGCTCTTAATGATCCGGAAATCGTTGGATTAGAATACGATCTTACTGACGAGGACAGAGATTTCTTAGAGCCAGTAGGATTCAACTTAACAGTTAAACGTAGAGGATTTGGAATCATCTTGTTCTCTAATAACACCGCATATCAGAGAATTAATTCAGCTCTTAACAATGCTCACGTTAGAGATAACTTATCTACGATTGAACGAGACCTTGAAAAGATCTTATTTAATTTCTTATTTGATTTCAATGATGAGATTACAAGATTACGAGTAAGAACTATAGTTGAAAATTACTTGAACGCAGTAGTTAATGCAAAAGGAATTTCCACATATGAAGTCATATTTGATACTTCAAATAACACCAATGAGGTGATTTCAGCAAACGCTGCAATTATAGATATTCGAGTAGATTTCCCAAGAGGAATCCAAAAATTCATCAATCGAATCACTATTACAAGAGTAGGAGGAACATTAAGTTCAGATTCAACTGGATTTATTCCAAGTTTCTAATCGATTTATTATTAAAGAAAAAGGGAACCTTTCGGTTCCCTTTTTTTATTTTAGGGGGTCGATTTTATTATAGACTTAATAACATATCAATTAGGTCTGGATGAGGATACATGTCAACCTTTCCTCTTAATACGTTGGTGTGAGAATACATGCCAGGAATCTTTTCAGCTCTAGCAACATCTAGGACATCAAAACCGTCTGCTCCTTTAGCTTTAACATACTCTACTAAACCTACCCTAGGATCAATTGAATATTTTTCAGCAATAAACTTGATCCAATTTTCAAGAGCTTTTAATTGAGCTTCAGAATAATTGTGCCAATATTGAAATCCTCTAAACGGCTTGTCTAACTTAATTATTTGACTAGAGTCAGCCGTTGTATTTACATAGGTCTTACCGTTAACTATCTGGCCCATGCAACATACTTCAATCGCGACAGAATTTCTATGCATTAGGGAGTTACCTGTGCCTGTGTGCCATCCATAACCTCCATCAGGAAAGCACTGTACCATTTCTCCATCATATTTTTTATTCTTACCGTCTACTGACTGTCCGCCTAAGATATACTCGGTAGCAACGTTACCTCTATCATCTCTAGCCCACATGTCTGCTACTTGATAGGGATTAGGTCCCCCTGCAGTATGATGTAAGAAGATCCAGTCCTTTTGGACTGGGCCCGGAAAGTATGTTCCAGCTGGCATCCAATGTTTCTTAATCTCCAATGCTTTTATTACTTCTATGTTCTCAGCATTATCAGTTGTAAGAATACCCATGTGTGCCCAAGTCTTAGGACCTACAATACCATCATCAAATAATCCATGTGCTTTTTGCCAAGATTTTACAGCTGCTTCTGTTTTTGGTCCAAAATCACCATCAATAGTAATTTTTAAAAATTCTTGGAGTGTCTTAACAGATTCTCCCTTACTTCCTTTTTTTAAAATCATAACTTTTATTTTTTATTCAAATTCTTCTAATGAAATATCATTTGCGTCATCTAAAATGCCAATGATTTCATTTGCCATAATGACGTAGTGCTTTTCTCCTTTGTAGAATAATTCTAGACCAGCGTAGCGATTAAATAGAATAGTGTCGCCAGGCTTAACTACCATTTCATTGTGTTTGGTTCCGTCACCAGTATTAATAACAATTCCGATATTTGGTTTTTTAACTGCTTTTTCAGGAAGCATGATTCCTTGTTTTGTTCTAGTCTCCTTATCTTTAGGTTTAACTAATACTCTTTCGTATAGAGGCTTCATAGTGATGATAAATTATTTTTTAAATTAGTAAATTCTCTAAAATTAAAATTTGTTATTGAATAATCTTTAAAGAATTCAACTAGGGATTCTCTGATCTCTTTTGGGAACACTTTAATGGATAGACGAGTTAACTTAATATTAAAGAGTAAGTGTTCTCTGATCTCATCTATTTTATCTTGGTCCTTAATTTTATTTAGAGTTTTTATTTCTAGAACAACGCTGTCAATTACTGAAGAATTTAGATCGTCTAGGAGAGGTATTATTTTTTCTCCAAATTTATCGTGGACTGCAGCAATTACTTTTTTAGCTTTTGACGGAGTCACACTAGTTATTTTTGGAATGTTATCTGACTTATCTCCCAATAAGATCTTACTTAAAACGTCTTCAACAAGATCTACTTTATATTCAACATAATCCTTATTAGTTAAATTAGAAATTGTTTTTTCGATCGTCGCTCCAGTAATGTGAGCATCGCTTAATGAAAAGAAGTTATCTACTTCTTCATTTGCAGCGGTAGGTACGAGCTGACTCGGAACAAAAAGTCTCTTATTTTTAGCCATTTGCTTTGGCGTAATTAGTAGAACGTTTTTATTTGGAGTACCCGTTAATTGTTTTAAATCTTGATCTACTGAATAAATCAAGATATCGTCGCTTATTATGTCACATAGATATGCAATAATATCGTCTCCCTCAGTTCCTTTAAATTTATACTGATTTATTCCTGCTTTTTCAACTAGATGCTGCATTATAACTTGCTGAAAATAATCAAAGAATAAGTATTGATGGTCATCATACTTTCGATTTCCTTTATACTTAAACTCAACTGGCGCAGAAGTTGTTTTAAAATCAGAATTCTTAAAAAAGTCAGAAGTATATTCTTTTCTCCAACTGCTTGAATCAAAGACAATATGAACTTTTTCTGGATGAGACGATATCGGAGAAATTAATGAATTTAGGTAAGTAAAACAAAAATTCCTAAAGGTTATTTTTACGTGTTCCTTTAAAATAAATTCTCCGTCATTGAAAAGATCGTTAACATAATAAGCGTCACCTGTCCTTTTGTCCTTGGTAGATAGGGACTTGGTGACGCTTATAGCGACATTAATAAAAGCGTTTCCGTCTATGATTAAGTCCATGTTAACTTATTTTATTTTGAGCTCCCGTCCTCTGACTTTTCGCTAGTTTTTCTAATTTTTCTGATTGCGGCAGAAAGAGTTTCAGATTCTAATAAATTAAATGCACCTTTTGCTTGAGAATAATTAGCAGAAGCTATCAATACAAATAGCGCTTGACTAATATTCATTTTAGATATGAAGTCCTCATATGCAGAATCATCAGCATAGGTAATTGTTCCAAATAAAATATTTGGATTTTCATTAGGTTTAGAAGATTCCTTCTCAACTAAAACCTGTGGTTCTTTATCTTCGTTCATGATATTGAATTATTTTATAAATTTGAGAATAGAGAATCGTATTCATCATCGGCAGAATCATTATTAGAAACTGATTGCTCAACCGATTGAGTCTCTTCAGACTTGCTACTTGTAAACTCAAGATCATCATTAACGCTGGCTTTAGGAGCATTTGATTTTCCAGGTTTCATTTTTGAACGAATTAATTCATTCATCTTAGAGTCTTTGCTTCTCTCAAGTACCATTTCCAAGACTTCTCTTTGAGGGATTGCTGCAACAACTGCCTCAGCGACCTTATTAAAAGTTTCTTCAGTCCATTCTTGATGAAAATATTCATCCATTTTTGGAGTGTGTTTAGTCATAAACTCGTTTACTAGCTTTACTGACTTTTCGCTATTTTCAACAATCACTTGAGTATCGCCGATTTTAAAAACGAATGGAGTAATTTCGTCCATGAATTTACATTTAGACCAATCTCTAAAGTCTTTGGTTTTTTTACCGACTACACAAAGAAAATCTTTACCCTCTAGTAGATGATATGGATTTACTTTTTTACCAGTAGATAAACCATCTAGCTCTTCAGGATTTACAAGTTGATCGATCAACATTCCAATTTGATTTCTGAACTTAAAGATTTTAATGGTTCCTTCAAGGTCAGGTCTTTGTGGATCTTTCTTAATATACACAGCTGAGTGGCTAGTGTTCCATCTTGAAAAATTTCTACCGATTTCATCAACAATCTCAGGCTCTTCCTTTTTCAAGGATCTTAACACTGATTCTATGGTCCAAAGAATTGAAGGTTTTTCAACGTTTGATGGACAATCGATAATTAGGGATTCCTTAGTTAAGGGATTCCAGAATTTAGCAGAATACTTTGTGTATTTGCTTTTGGTTTTGTCGAACACATACGGTATAAATCTAAAAACTGATTTATACGAACCGTTGTGTGCATTTGGATCTGGGTCATAGACGTTTGGATCCGTTTTTTTACTTCCTCCAGACTGGGGCTTTTTTACAAAGCCGTCTTCTGGTAAATCAAAAAAATCTGTCATAATTTTTGTTATTATTTTATATTATTGTACTAATAATACTATAAAAGTTTTAAAAAACAAAAAAAATGCCTCAAAAGAGGCATTTTCCGTAGTTTATAGTTTAGAGAAATTATTTTGATGAGATCTCATCAGTTAAAGTTTGACGAAGATTTTTAGCACCTTCTTGAATCTTAGTCATTTCCGCTTTAACTGCAGGGTGCTTAATCGCTTTACGAATCTCTTGCATTTTCTTTTTAAGGCGATTTCCAGCGCTTTTTACACCTTTTGCATAATATTTGTCTGCATCATCTTCAGCAGAAGAAATAAGAGCATAGATCGGGTCAAAGATAGTTGAATGAACTGCATTAACTTCTTCTTTTAATTTTTCAAAATTGTTCATATTTAATACTTTTTATAGTATTTTACTATAAACAATGAAATTGGTTTTAGATTGAGTTTATGATGTGATTTACTTTGCTAGAAAAAACTGCATCTGGATAAAGTTCAGCCGCTCGAGTAACCCAAGCTTTCATGACCTGCTGATATTCAGATTGAGTAATATAGTTTGATTCAATGAATGGGTTTAGATAACTGTTAAAAACCTGGTCAATTGGTATATTTTGTTCCTTTGAACTTTCATACATTCCTTCAACCATTGATTCAATTTCATCATTCAATAAAAAGTAAGAGTAGCTCTTTTTTGCTTTTTCTCTTTTGGATTTACTACTTACTTGAGTATTAAAGGGTTCCCTGTTAATCCCTAGTTGGTTTAGGTGATTTGTCTCATGAGTCAATATGTCTATGAGCCTAGAGTAAAGCTTACTATATAGGAAAGGTTCCTTTTTAGGATTTAAGATGATGTGAACTATGATTTTAGGTATTTTTGACTTTGATTTACTCATTTTAGTATTTGCATCAATGCTATAACCTAAAAGATCAAAATTTATTTTTTCCCAAGGAAGTCCATTAAAGTGGTGATCTTCTTCAAGAATTGGGTTTGTATCTTTGCGAACATTTAAAATTAGATCAAAGATAAAGGGCTCAGTAAATTCCATACCTGCAAAAACTGAATATTCTGGTCCATCTTCAATGTTGGAGGTACGCATCTTATTGATAAGAGACTGGGATAAACTTTTAATAAAGTTAGAATCACGATCGGTATTTTCGTTTATAAACTCGATAAATGATTTAATCATTACTTTTTGTATTTTATAAAGGTGACGTCAACATCTTCTGTCGTGGGAACACCTCTTGAAAAAACAACGGTCACATCGGGAAGAGGTTTACCTATAAGATTTGCAGAAGTTGCATTTTTTAATTTTTCAATGAATGGAGCATCATCCGTTGAAATATTTGTACGATCTCCTTTAACGATATCCAGCAAGCTCTTTTTACGAATTTCTAATTCAGTTTTGTTTAAATCATTTTTATCTGATGAAATAACGTTTTCCTTTAACCAAGATTCAAGATCAGCTGCGGTAACAGAATAACATGGATATTCGATCACTACGCTTCCGTCCGGATATTTATTTCTCTTATTTCCAGTATCGTCTGCGCCAGACATAAATAAAAATCTATAGTTTATTGGCTTGGCCGCACCTGGAGCACCTGGAGCAGGGGCACCGGGCATAGGCGGAGCCATCATGTCCTGTTCAAATAAAAAGTCAGAATACTTTTTAATGTGTTTATTCTTCATCTTTTTTAGAACCTTTCTTTTTTTCTTGTATTTTACCGTTTCGCTCCTTCCACATTCCTTTGTTTACTCGAAGCTCTTTGTTTTTTCCATCTAGCACAATTACGCCAGATCCTACTTTTTTTACGGTGTATCGATGACCTATTAAAAGAACAACGTCTCCTTTTTCAATGGAATCAAAGTCATGATCTTTGCTTTCATTTACAAATTGCTTGAAATTAAGCATAAGTGGTTTATTTTTTATTATTTATTTTCTTCCTGAATGATTAATTCTCCTAACACTTCAATTTTTCCAACTAGCTCTTGAAAATCTACTTGGTTTATGTCCATGTCAGTCTTTGTTGCAAGATATAATTTTTCAAGAAGATCTTTGTATTCGTCTTTTGCTTTAGCTAGATCAAATTTGCCAGCTGCAGCTTTTTTATAGTAGGGTAGCTTTACTTTAAAGTGATGCCAAGTAAGTAGAGCAAGCCCTCCTTTTTCTTTTGCATTGTCCACTATTTTTTCTGCACCTGCCTCTCTAGTATTAGCAAAAGATTCAATTTCTTCCTTGCTCTCATTTATGAAATTTGTAAAACCCTTAAGCATATAAACTGTTTCTTATTATTTATCAAATAAAAAAAGCCGAACTCAGTCGGCTTTCATGATTTTTCTTATTTTGTGCTTCTATCCATCACAACTCAAACAGTCAACCATTGCTCTAGCTGAGATATCTCCTCTTAGGACTGATTCAGTCCGCATATAATAGAGAGTCTTTATTCCAGATTGATATGCCTCTAGGTGAACTTGATTGATAAACTTTGGTTCAGCTTCAGTGGGAAAGGCTAGGTTTAAAGAAACAGATTGATCGATGTACTGTTGACGTAATCCTGCCTGACGTACAAGTTCCAATTGATTTACTTCCTTAAATGTAAAATAGACTTCCTTTAATGAAATATAGTTGTTTTTTTCTACATCAGGAAGTTTAGACCACTTATTTAAAGTAATGGGATTTGCACCTTCACCTAGTTTAACTTTATAATTATCCATAAAGTCTAATCCTTGTACAGATCCTCCATCCAATAGAATCTGATCCCATACTTCTTTTGTGTTGTATCCTATCTTTTCAAGAACTCTTTCTAGAGATGGATTCTTTCTAATAAAAGTACCCTTAGCTGTTTGTTCAGTGAATACGTTTGCTGCCCATGGTTCAATACCGGCAGAAACGTTTCCAGAAAGCTTAGAGTTAGATACGGTCGGAGCGATTGCACGTAAATGTGTGTTTCTCATTCCAGTACCAACACACCATAAAGGTTCACCGTATTCTCTTGCCATGTCTCTACTTGCACGTTCGCTTTCAATTTTAAGCTGTGAAAAGATTTTCCTAGTCTCAAATTGAGCAGGAAGAGAATCGAATGGAATATTTTTATTTTGTAAATAAGTATGCCAGCCAAGAACACCAAGACCTAGTGCTCTTCCTTTTTCAGCAGATCTAACGGAATTTTCAAATCCTCTCATGTATTTAGCCCTATGGATAAACTCTTCAAGAACTCCATCTAGAAACCAAGTAGCAGTGTAGATAAGATCAGTGTCTTTCCACTCATCATACTTAGCTAGATTCAATGAGGATAAACAACAAACAAAAGAGTGATT